CGCTCATTTAGTAACCGCCCCCTGATAATCTGTCGCCGTGTGAATTTCCATTTCAGTCAAGGACATAGACACGCCAACAAAGCCCGGACGACCGCCCGGGAGGAACACCGGAACGTTGTTTGGGGAATAGTTGGCTTCGAAACCCGAGACCATGCAGCGCTTGAAGAAGTACATATGCCCGGGTTCACTGCCCATGAAAAAGATATCAACCACCTTTGGATATTGCAGGAAGGTTCGACCTTCATTATTGCCATAGGTTGGGAGGATTGATTGCTTGATGGTTCGGATGATCTTGGCGAGCCTTACCGATTCGGACGATGACCGTGGGGCAAACTGCCAATCGAACTTGTGGTTCTTCAGATCGATACCGTCGAAGGTCAAGGCAACGTGCGGGTTGACGATGGTGCCAAGGGCGATTTCGCCACCCTTCACAGCCGCCACATCTGCCGATGCCAGAGTCGCCTTGATCACCCGAGCAGCGGCATTCCATCCGAGGTCTTGATTGTTCATGATCTTTTGCAAGCCGTCTTTGATGCTTGTCGCGTCCATGGCGGTTCCAACCGCCGTCCGCGCCATGTCACCAATCGGACCAAGTTCATAGGACTTCACACCAAGGCTGAACGTGTCGATCAGGTTGCCCGGGATCGGCAGGCAGATCGATGAAGTGGTCACCGTGGAGATCGTGTTGGCGCTCCGGTCATAGCTGTAGTCGGAGAAATTGAAAATGATCGCATGCGGACCAAGATCGTCGGGAAACCGCAACTCCGAATAGGATTTGTTGTCACGCCGATTGGCGATCACTTCTTCGACGGTCGGGATAATGAAACCAGCCAATGGGGGATTCCTCAATCTAAATAAACATATAGTCAAAACGTATTTAGGTTGAACATTGGCAAGGAAAGGCAAATACAAGCCGAAGTACCCGAGAAAGTACAAAGGCGATGCGAGTAACATCATCTGGCGTAGCCGTTGGGAAGCGCTGGTTATGCGATATCTCGACTTGCACCCGCATGTCATCGAATGGAGTTCTGAAGAAGTCGTCATCCCGTATCTGTCCCCGATTGACGGGCGCTGGCATCGATACTTTGTCGATTTCAAGGTTGTCATGCAAAAAGGCGAGAAGCGCGAGACGGTATTGATCGAAGTCAAGCCGTTCAAGGAGACCATTCCTCCAGACATAAATAAAGCAAAGACGCTGAAAAGTGGCAAGCCAAACGCTCGCTATCTCTACGAGGTAAAAACGTGGGGGATCAATTCGGCGAAGTGGGCGGCGGCAGAAGAATACTGTGCTGATCGCGGATGGCATTTCTTAAAGTTTACTGAATATGAGCTAGGGCTTAAACGATAATGGTAGCAACTGTATTTCGAAATATTCTTGCCAAGGGCGCGCATGCCGGGGTGTTCCCGTCGCGCGACCGGGAGAGCCGTGAGTGGTATCGTGGTCAGGCCCGCAAGATCAAGAAGCGCCACAATGAAAGCGAAATCATGCGCAACGCGGGCGACCGCCTGAAGAATCAGGTTCGCGTCGGTTCAATGTACATGTTCTACTACGATCCGAAGCACAAGGCGACACTTCCCTACTACGACGTGTTCCCGTTGATTTTTCCAATTGCCAAGGTCAAGGACGGGTTTTTGGGCATCAACATGCACTATCTGCCATACGCCTACCGGGCGATCCTGATGGATGCCTTGTACGACATCACCAACAACGACAAGTTTGACGACAGCACCAAGATCAAGATGAGCTACGGCATCCTGAAGGGCGCGACCAAATACAAGTTTTTCAAGCCATGTATCAAGAAGTACCTGACCAAACACGTCCGGTCCCGCTTCGCATACATTCACCCGTCTGAGTGGGATATTGCCCTGTTTCTTCCAATGTCGCGTTGGGAAGGTGCAAGCCAGCAGAAGGTTTGGTCGGACTCCAAGGCGATCATCGCAAAGGGATAAAGCAATGGGTTTTTCTATCGAAGAATTTCGGGCGAACGTCAACATGATCGGGGGCTTGGCAAAACCATCCAAGTTTGCCGTCTACATCACAGCCCCGCCGTTCTCCACCGGGGTTGCCGCCAGCTATGACGAATACAGCCCGAGCGATCTAACGGTTGCCTTGAATGACAACATGAATATGGCAGATGCCCGGGTTCTATCGATGCTGTGCTGTGATACGGCTCTTCCCGGCAAGCAGCTTCAGCTAGTTGATTATCGTCCGCAAGGATACGGTAAGGTTCTGCATATGCCGAACGACATCACCTTTGAGCCGTTGACGATGACATTCATGCTCGACAACGATCACCGGGTCATGAACTTCATGCAATACTGGATGCAGGAGATTGTAAATACAGATAGCGATTTCGAGGGACCATCGGCAACATTCAAGAACCGAGCGGCATTCGAGATCAATTACAAGAAGCTGTATGCCACGACGATGATCATTCAGTTCTATGGCAGCAATGACGAATCATCCTTCATCGAATACGAGTTCCATGACGTGTTCCCGACGCAGATCGACTCGGTGTCGTTGTCGTGGGAAATGAATGACACGTTTGCCAAGTTGCCAGTTGCATTCACCTATTCGAGCTACACCACCTTCCGTGGATCGCTTGGGGGTATCGGCACCTATGCCACGCGCGGCGTCGATTTCCTACAGTCGAGTGGCTTGTTTGGCGGTTCCCTGTTCTCCGCGCTCACCGACACATCCTATGGAGTTCGCAATCTGATCGACTCCTTTACCAACGTTACGAATTATTGAGGAATTAATGTCCCTTCCTAAACTACAATCCCCGTATTTCCCGGTCAAGCTTCACGGTTCCGGCAAGACGATCAAAATCCGCCCGTTCACCGTCAAGGAAGAGAAAATCCTGATGATGGCAGGACAGGACAAGGACGACACCAATTTCATTTTGGAATCGATTTTCCAAGTGCTTGACCTGTGTATCCAAGGCGAAGATATCAATGCGCGCAATCTCGCCACCTTCGACGTTGAGAACCTGTTCATCCATCTCCGGTCGAAGTCGGTCAGTAACATTGCCAAGGTCCGCTTCAAGGACGACGAAGACGAAAAAACCTACGAGGTCGAAGTCGATCTGGATAAGGTTGTCGTATCGGTTCCCGAGGATCACACCAACAAGATCACCCTGAACGACGAATACGTTGTCACAATGAAATATCCGACATTCGGGGATTTCGGCGAAGCAACCACGAAGGGCGAGAGCGTCGATCCGATGGCACTGGTCATCAAGTCGTTGGACAAGCTGGTCAATGTCGGGACGAATGAAGTATTCGACCTTCAGAACGAGTACAGCCCGAAAGAAGTGTCTGAGTTTGTCGATAGCTTCACAAGTAAAAACATGCGAGATATTGAACAATTCTACAATAGTTTGCCAACTGTAAAGCTTGAAGTCGAATATATAACAGAGGGCAATGTTGCCAAGAAGAAGGAGATTGTCGGTCTCGTCAATTTTTTTACTTTGTGATGTCCTATATGGACCTATACACACACTATAAAGTCAAGTTCGATATGCATCGTTACCATGAATACATCATGCAAGACTTGGATGATATGATTCCATTCGAACGCGAACTGTATATCGACATGATTGTCAGTGCTATGAAAGAAGAAAAGGAATTGCAGTCCGCACAACAATAATAAACGGGGACAATTGCAGTGACTGCCGAAGATATTAATGGTGATGGTACTGTAGACGTGGATGAAGTATCCCTCCACAAGACCAAGATGCAGACGCAACGGCGTATTGCATGCATTGCATTGCTGGTGATGTGCTTTCTTGGCATCTACATCACGATCTGGCTTCCCTTGGACCGCATTGCGCAGGTTGCAACGGCGCTCGATTTGCTGTGGGTGACGCTTGGCGGCGTCATCGCAACCTACATGGGCGCTGAAGCGTACGTAACGAGGAAATAATAGATGGCAACTCCCCTTCCCCGAATTGGTGAGGAAACGGTCGCGGCTATTGAAGCTACGAACGTTCGCCTTGATACCCTGATCACCACCGTCAACGATATGTCAACTCGTCTGAACATCAAACTTGGTTCGATGGCGACGATGATGAGCGATTTCTTCGACTTCCAGCGGACAACCGACACCTCCACCAATGGATTGATGATGACCGGGTTGCTGGTTGGCATCGAAACAAAGATTGGCGAGCTGACTTCGAAATTCACTGAATTCTTCGAAGACGTTCGTCGTCGTTGGGCAACTGAAGACCTTACGCGACCGCCACCGGGAAGCGGACCGAATCCGCCGCGTCCTTCCCCGGGAGGTGGTGGTGGAGGTGGTGGGTTGCCCGATCCGGAAGCCGCCCGAGGATGGGCAAGCAAGTGGATTGCTGCGATCTTTACCGGTCTCGGTCTTGCCATTATTGCGTCGAGCACTGACATCGTCAGCGAAGCCGTCAAACAGTCCGGCAT